CATGTAACCATAATACAACCGTCACTAAAAAAAAGATAAAAATATCTTACTTGTATTATGCCTTAATATCAAAGGATTATCCTGGACCTTCCAGAACTCCTTGGGCAATGGTGGTTGTTCACCTTCACGGAACCACATGAGCTTCCTTCCACCCGTCGATGGATAAACACCTATGATGATGATTTCACCGGCATGAATCAAGTCATGACAAGAGTGACACACCACAGCTAGATTGTGATTGTCATTGGTACACCGAGGATCACACCTCGGAATGATATGATGAAAGTTCAACGCCGCAGGTCGATCAAATCCACAAATCTCGCAATTGTTTTTAGCGAGCTGAGGTTGGCGACGACTGCGGCGTTTCACAAACAAATTATAAAACATAAAACGACTCTGAAAAATCCAGAATCCCTTTATGCTCTTTTGTCTAATTGACTAATCAAGCGAATATGATTCCGCCTGCAACTTTCATAGAACCACGAATGTACCAATCCGTACCATCACATTCTAATTCAACTTGGTCACCAACTGCTGCGGTGGTGCTGGCGAATCTAACAACCGTGTCAGAGTCAGTGGCGCTATCACCCGCTCCACCGTCGGCTGAAACGACAGATCCAACAAAATCATCTGCTGCCTGTGCTGTGGCTATCGACCAATTATTTGCTGCTGCGGTCATGAGAATGAATCTAAAATTAAGACCAGCCTCTAAAGCTGGTAGTGTTGCTGATCTAGCGCCGGCCGCCGATTGAACAAGATAAAAAACTTTTCCACTATCTTGTGACGTTAACACGGTTCCCGTTGTTAAGATAGAGCTGTTTCTCTTTTGTCCGTATAAAAGACCAGTTCCTTGTAAATTTAACGACGTAGAAACAGTCGCTGAACCAAGGGTTGCTGTGCCAGGGACGCTAACTGAAGAAGATGAGATTTCAAGACCAGAACCCGTGCTTTGAACTAAACCTTGTGAATCGTTAATTGTAACTTTTGGCATGATGTGATCTCCTTTTTGTTCGCAAGATTCCGAACCACCGGCGAGGTCGGTTGATCACTGATTCGGGCCTGTTCATAAGTATTGACCATTATCAAGTAAGATTTATAAATCACAAACAAAAACCGAAGAATCACTTTGATTCAAATTTCAGGTGACAACATCACCACGAATCCCCAACCCATTCTGTCACAATATTCCTGTGCTGCTAACCATTTAGCTTCATCGACTTCATCATGTCGTCCCTTCATCTCGTACAACACCCTGTCTTCACTTCCAAAGAAATCAGGAATATAGTTTCTAGTCGTTCCATCTGGATGCCTATATGGAATCGTTATTCCATGATTCTTAGTCACTTCGTACTGCCTTTCGATGCATGTCTGGAAGAAAATTGATTCCCAAGATGAATGCATATGCTCTTCTTCGCCTGTCCACGGATTAATCAAAGTCTCTCGTTTGAATGGTGCTTGTGGTCCAATCTTGTTTTCTGAAAGCAACTTGATTGCTCGTTGCGATGCTTCTTCGCGGAGCACAGGTGCCAAAGGCGATTCGGCCCAGAAACGGTTGACTGATTCTGATCTAACTCTTTTTAGATCTGGGTTTTTAATGTAGCTCATCTTTTGAGCATCGCTATGAAGTTTTCTATATTGTTCTAACTTTCTAGATTCTCTAATAGCTTCTCCGTGAATCTCCCAACGTTTCTTTGCTCCTTCAGAATAATTCTTTAATTGTTCAGGGGTTCTTTTCAATCCATAAATTGGAGATTTATCTCCTGTCTTTCCTGACATCGGATTGTTGGTTCCACAAGCTGCACAAGACTTAGAACAGAAACGAGAAAAGCCTCCTTTCTTATAAGGAAGCTTTATTCCGCAGTGACAATGAGGCCAAACATTATTGTGTTCGTGTTTAACAACGTAGTCAGGATATGATAGACCGTGAGATCGTAAGTGATATCCTAAAGCATTCTGAGCCGAACATTCATAGCCACATTCTTTGCATGTAATCATGATTTAAATATACATAGTATCAAGTGACTTGTAAAAATGCAGACATAAAAAAGAAGAAAGGCCCTCTTTCGAAGGCCTTTCCTATCAAAGATGGTTGTTTCCGACTATCAAATGATGTTCATGTCGAGACATGTCACGGTTCCGAAGAAGTCAGAGCGAACCATTTTCTTACCGTAGCGAGTCATCACACCCTTACGTGGTGTGAAATCCTCTGGTGCGAAGATTGTTGGTGTCACAATGAGTGGAACGTATGGAGCGTAGACGTAGCCGGTCTCGAGGTAGCTTCCACCCTTGTAGCCGACGAGGATCTTGTTACGAACGAAGTAAGGATCCTTGTAGACTGTGAAGCGGTTGCTGAGAGAGCCGATTGCCTCTGCACCGATTGTGAATGGAGAAGCGACTTGACCTTCACCGTCGATGGAGAACTTTGGCTTATAGAGGACAGAGCTCTCGAGGACTGTTGCAACGTCTGGGCCGCAGACCATGAAGTTTGCAGAGCCGCGGAGTGTCTTGCGGTGGATGGTGTTTGCCACGTCGATGATTGTCTCGACGAGGGTCTCGTACCACTCGCGAACCGTACCGGTGAAGGCTGGTCCGATTGAGAGGGAAGAGGCGAGGGCAACAGGTGTGCCTGTTACCTTGTTGACAAACTTGCCTGGTGCGCGTGACCAGTAGTAGTTTGCGCCGTTTGCCTGTGTGACGAGGTCGCTGAGAATCTCGCGATCAATCTCAAGAGCAATTTGCTCGGAGAGGATTGAAGTGAGTTCCACCTCTGCATCCATTGAGTGGTATGCATTGAGGTCTTGGGCGAGCTCTGGTGACCAGCGAGCGCGAAGCTTGCGGGTTGTTGCAGTGATCGCAAGAGACTCAATCTTGATATCAATCTCTGGAATTGCTGGGGATGGGGATGTTCCAAAGTCGGACTCGAAGGATGGAATCGTGAGTGTTGATCCTGTTCCTGCGGAATCTGCGCCACCTGCGACGACTGAGTCAGACTTGGAGAATGCGAAGCGAGCACCGGTTGTCGCGATGATTGCTGTTGCATCGGCGGCCTTGACGACCATCTGAACGTGAGTACCGTTGAGTGCATCGACCGTGAAGCCGGATTGTGACCAGTTACCACGCTTGTTGAGGCGGCGAAGGTTGAGAACGCCACTTCCACCTTGGTAGGTCTGTCCCCATACAGATGCGTTAGTCAGACCGCTGAACACAGCGACCTGATCGACTGCGAGGAGATCTGCACCGGTGAGTGAAGATGCAGAGACATAGAGGAAGCAAACATCGAGATCGTTGTTCTGAAGGGCTGTCTCAACTTGGCTGTCGAAGTCCATGAGGCGAGCATTGCTGCCGGAGAACATCGTTGAACCAGAGAGCATGCCGTTGTAGAATGCGCCGAGGCCATCAGAGCCGCCCCAGATACCTAGCGCGGATGCGGCGGTAGCGAGAGAGACGCTCTGAAGTGAACCAGTCACCCTTGAGTAACCTGTACCAACGAGGTCGTACATACCACCAGTTGCAAGAGATCCGGATTGGACTCCGCGGCCGGTTGGGTTATTGTAGATAGAGGTACCACGTGAGTAGGTCGCCTCAGATGACTGACCTGCAGCTTGACCGACGTTGGTTCCGTAGGTGTAATCAAGATAGAAGATTAGACCTGATGGAAGGCTCATTGGTTGGATGGAAACGAGCTCGTTGGCGACGAGGCCACCGAACACGCGGCGGACGATTGGGAATGCAATGTTGCTGAAACCCTGAATCTGTCCGGATGAAGAAACGTTGCCGCCGCCTGTTGAGAGAGATGAACTCTCCTTGAGGACCTGTGCTGCCTGGTTTTCGAGAAGTTGCGACATCATCTCGCGGCGTTGTCCGTCGAGACCACGAAGAAGTCCTGTGCGGGACCACTTCTCCGTGAGGCGGGCACGCTCTGCGCCGACGTGGCGCTCGCGGATACCCTGCGAAAGTTGATCAATTGTAAAAGTCTTCATTTTTGTATCTCCTGTATACGTTTATCAAAAAGTTGTTAAAAGTTGTGACTCACTTGATTCCAGCGAGCCTTGCCCAACGCTCGGCCTCGACTCCTTCATTGAGGGTCTTTGTTTGTGTTGAGGCCGCTCGGGTGGCCTGTGAAGAAGAACCTAGAATGCGGCCTTCAGACACAGTCCTACGAGGCTTCACCAATGCTTTGGCTAATGACTCGTAAACTAGCTTCGCTTCGCGAACTGTTTCTGCTGCGTCGAGTTGCTCAATTACCTGTGCCTTTTGGCGAGCAGTGAGTGACTCTGTTTGAAGAAGCTTATTCGTGAAGAGTAGCTTTGCGTTGAGCAGATTTGTCTCTGCCAACTTCTTGCTTAGCGTATCTGAACCTGCGCTAGCATCAGGCTTAGCAACGTTATTTGAACGTGTGCTGTTTTTTGCAGTTCCCTTAGAAAGAGACTCTGAAAGTTTATTAAAGCGAGTAACAGAACCGTTATAACGTTGTGCTGTCACTGCATATGCAGCCTTTAGTTTGCTGCTATTTGTTGTTGCTTCCTTGCGCTCGAGTAGAGTCTTTGCACGGGATGTTGCAACCTTATATGACTCATAGAGCTTCTTCAATTCAGAAGCACGCTTACGAAGCGATTCCTGAAGTTTGAGCTCCTTGGCCATTTGAGAGCGAATAGACTCATTGGAAGGTTGACGAAGTTGCTTTGCGCTTTGGTCAACATCATCCTCACCACGGCCACCGAGTGATGCCACATCTTGTGCTTGATCCATAGAGTTCATCTCTTCGAGGTCATAACCGTCATCATCAGATTCATCGTCCATGTCTAATTCAAGAAGCTCATCTTCTTCATCAACAGAACCTGGTTTTTCAGGTGTATGTGCTGCTGCAGCTGGTGTTCCAGCTTTGCCTGGACCTTCAGGATCTGTTTCGTCTGTGAC